GTTGGGTATTCAACTCAATAGAAGAAATTAAATCACATCAGAACGCTTGTGATGCTATGGTATTAGAAATGAATAGTGAATTAGATATGTTAGAAAGTAACTTTACTGAATTACTTTTTAAATTAAATGGCTAAACTTAACTTATTGTTTAAACAAGGAGGATAAAGTATGTGTACAGTTGATGTAAAAGAAGATGGCTCTTTTGTACAGACCTGCAACTGCAAAGGTGGAAGTGAGAATTGTGAAAATAATAAGTAGAAATGATTGGGGTGCTAAACCCAATAAAACAAAATTTAGTAAACTAGGAGAAGTAAAAGGTTTAGTGGTACACTGGTCTGCTTATCCTGTAGCTGTAGGTAATCAAGCAGAGATGGACCAATGTAAACAAATACAACGACTTCATCAAGTAGATAGAAATTGGAATGATGTAGCATATAACTTTTTAGTAGGAGATACAGGGCAGATTTATGAAGGCAGAGGATTTGGAAACAGGTCAGCAGCACAAGGTGGCAACAGTAGGCAAGAGATTAATTACAATAACAAGCATTATGTTGCTGTGTGTTGGCTTGGTGGCTCAAAACCTACCGACCAACCTTCTGCTGAAGCTCGTGCAGCCATTTCTTGGCTATACGAACAAGTAGGTGGTGAGCTTAGACCTCATAGTTCTTTCAAACAAACTGATTGTCCAGGTGATGCTTGGCGACAATGGATTATAGAGAAAAAAACAGCAACTATAGATGAACTAAAGAAAGCTACAAACATAACAGCAGAAGATTTGTCAAATGCAAGTGGTGCAGAGATGGTACATCCACAGTTTATTCAGAAGAAATTAGACACAATTATTGCTAAACTAGAGAACATAGAAAACAAATTAAAGTTAGGAAGAATAATATAATGAGTAAAGAATATAAAGACTTATTAGAGCGTTGCTTGTGGACATTTGTAGAAACATTTGCTTCTACTCTTGTCATTACACCTGCTATTGGTGTTGAAATAAGTACACTAGAAGTAGCTGCTTTATCAGGTGGTGCTGCTGTATTGTCAGTACTAAAATCATTTGCTAAAAATAAAATATCTCCACAAGAATTTAAAAAAGCAAGTAAGTAAATACCCTAGTATCTCAATATCTGTTGTATAATTAAGTACGATAGAAAGGTGGAAGATGCCAAATAAAAAATCAAAAGGTATTCCAGTAGAGAATGCTAATAACTTTTACAAAGCAGGGTGGCAACCTAACGCAGAGTTTAGCCATGAAACTGGTTCGGGTGAGATAACTCATGTTGGAACTGACCCAAACTACTCCAGGAACTACGACAAGATACTAGAACAATGGGGTTTCAATCCTAGAGACTACGAGATTGATGGAATTTTAAAGGTATCTTCCTGGAATGCACAGCTTAAAGGTGGCAGAGTAGAAACCTTCTACGCATTTAAAGGTACTATACGAAAGAAAAATCCTGCAAGAGATAAATACTTTAAGACCTTGTTTAAACAAGCAGCCAAGAAGCCACCATTACCTAAGCATAATCTATTCAAGGGTGATACAGCCTATTGCTTTTTCTTATCAGACTGGCAGTTAGGCAAGGATGATTATGGAGTTGAGAACACAATTAAAAGATTTGATGTTGCATTACAAGATGGATTACAACTGTTAAAGAATTACAGAAAGATAGGATATCAGATTGATGAGGTTTATCTAATAGGAATGGGCGACCTCACAGAAAACTGTACAAAATTTTTCTACGACAGTCAACCACACAATGTTTCTCTCAACCTCTTGGAGCAATACGCACTAGCTAGAAGTATGATTTACAAAGCAGTAGAACACTTCTTACCACACGCAGATAAGATTATATTGACAGGTGTGCCAGGAAACCATGGTGAAATGACACGAAGTGGTAAAGGCCAGGTGCTTACAAGCAGGTTAGATAACTCTGATACGATGCATTTACAGATAATGGATGAAATATTTCAGGCTAATCCTGAAAGATATAAGAAGGTAGAAGTCATTGTCCCTGAAGGATATCACTTAACATTAGATATAAAAGGTAAGACTTGTGCGTTCACACATGGCCACATGACTAATGGCTCGGGGAATGCAGAAAATAAAATAGAACAATGGTGGAAGGGTCAGATGTATGGATGGCTACCAGTGGGCCAGGCAGAGATATTAGTAACTGCTCACTATCATCATTTTCGTGCTAAAACACAAGGTGATAGACATTGGTTCCAGTGTCCATCATTAGATAAGTCTATAGACTTTACACAACGAACTGGGCTTTGGTCCCATCCAGGTGTATTAACATTGTTAATAAACGATAGAGGTCCCTCATTCCCAGTCATTGTTTAAACAGGTAGAAATAACCTAACGATTGTAGGCTAACTTAGCAATCTCTTCGATTGGTACTAGTATTCCTTTACTTCTATTGTCATCTCCGCCTCGTGTATTACGCTTGTCATCCTTCCAATATTTTTTAGCTAATTCTTTTAACTCACTGGTTAAAACAAAGTAGCATCCAACACATTGTTCTTTATCATTGACTAGCATCAAGGCCCAATAGGTAGAAGTAGTGGCTGATATGCCACTGTCTTCCCAGTTTTCGGGTATGTCTTCCTGGCCATAAGGTAGGTAGCTGTACTCAACAAAATGATTTTTTGTTTTCTCCCATATATGTCTTTCAGATTTTATTTCGACTTGATAACCTATCATAAAAGTATCAAACAATTTTTCCATTGCAATACCTTTACTGTAATCTCTATCGAACTTCTTATTTCTCTCCGACATTTTGCTCCTCCCATTTTCTCTTGTTGTTTAAAGAGACAAGTATTTGTTGGGCTGATGCGTACTGTTTAAACAGCTCGCTATCTTCTCCACGAGATTTTACCCATTGCCTTGTCTTCTCTAAATCCATCATTTTAATTTCTTGCATTAGTCCTCCAACATTTGCTACTAGGGTTCCAGTGATGATTACCATCGTTGTAATATAACCAACTAGCTACAGCAGTACTAACAACAGGGTTAGTTCTTTTGCTAGTTATTTTGAGTTTAGATTTAAGCCAACTCCAGGTGTCATCGTTGAACTGCCATAGTCCAACATCCTTAGTGCCATTAGTATTAGTACCAACAGCAGTAGGCTTACCTCTGCTCTCACAATATACAATAAGTAATGCTTCAGCTCTATCTTCTTCTTTGAAGTATTTACTTATTAAAGGTTCCCATTCTATTACTTGTTCTATCTTCTTCTCACTGTTTAAACAGTGTGCGAAGTTGTGTATTTCTTTGGGTGTCTCTTGTATGGGGATAACACACAAAGGTAAGATGCTAAAAAAGAGGGGTATCATTTTTCCTTCTCTTTTCTTTAGATTTCCTAATAGATAAATCTACCAGGAATGCACCGCATTCTCTTTTTTCTTTTTTCATAGAACGCAAGTCAGTAATAACTTCAACTTGCTCTCCACAAAAATAGTTACCATCATTATCAAAGTACACTTGCTTGGATGAAGGGCATTTACCCTTCATCCTACAAGTAGTATCGGGCATAGCAGGTACATCAAAGTTATAATCGGGATATCTTTTCTGTAACTTTGCCTTTAACTTTTGTACATTAATTGATGGCTCTTCTAAAGCCATTCGCTAGGAACTTCCTTATCACCTTTACCACCAATATATCCACCCCATCCACAACCATTGTTGCTTGGATTGTATTGATTGTTTTGTTGACAAGTGAAGTCGGGTATTCTTTTGATGCCACTACCTTCGGGGGCCTCGGCCTTCTTGGCTCTGTTGTCAGTAATGTCATCTGCTTTACCACAACCAGGGCAATTCATAATAGGTTTGCTACCTTTATCAATTATGCCACCTTCAAATACCTCTTCTAAGTCCTCTACTAAAGAACTATCTTGTTGGTATTCAACAAATAGGTCCATGAATTCCTCATAGTCTTGCTCGGTCCACTCGGATACATCAGTTTTCTTATCTGCTTTTTTCCAGTCAGTCCAGGCTTTCTCCTTAACAACCTTGCGTTTTTTCTCATCACTCTCGTGAAAGGCTAGGCCTTCACGCAGTCTGTTTACCATATCGCTTGGGTCTTCATCTAAGAACTTTGCTGTAGGTTTTTCTACTTTTGGTTTAGGTTTTGCAACTGGTTCTGTTGTGTCAGCATAGTGTTCTTCTTCGCTAACTCCACCAGTCCATAGCTCTAAGCCGATACCCAGTCTCATGCAACATCTTTTAATACCATCTGATACAGCAAGTTTAAGCAACTCACTCTCTGTAATATTTCTATTGACTGCATTCATATCTACATCACCAACTTCTTGTATAGTTTGTTCTGTAGCTTTGATATACAATGTACACTTTGCTCCAATAATTGCATTGTCTTTGCCTCGTACTACATCGTATGTAAAGTCGTATCCACCAGGTATCACATCTACTAATCGTTGTGTATAGATATGATGAGGTACATACGAACCGAACTTACCTTTAGGTGCAGGCTTAACTACATCTTTTGGAAAGTCCTTAATTAATTTCTTTTGGGTTTCTTTATCCATTTAGATTTCCTCCATTATTTTATATACTCTTGCTAAAGATACTCCACATATCTCTGCAATAGTCTTAACTTTTACGCCACTGTTTAAACAAGCAGTGATGTATTCTTTCCTTGTGTTTCGTTTTTCTTCTAGCATTTTTTGCATTCGATTAATCTCATGCTGAATGCCACGAAGATTATTCGTTGCTAATACTGTTTGCTCCAATGTCAATCACCTCACAATCTTCTATTTCTGTACTTACAACTTTGCAACCAGGGATACTTGTTATATATCCTTTAAGAAAGTTCTCTCTTTGCTCTGCTGTTCTATCTAAACTTTCATCAACAAGAACTTCTATTGTTAAAAGTTTATTCTTCTTCTGCTCCGCTTTCGGCATTTTTATTTCCTCCTACTAATTGTGTATCGAATGCTATGGCGAACTCATCTAATAATGCATTCGCTTTTACTGCATTCGGTGCTTTTAATTTACCAAAATAAATTTGGCTACCACCGCAAGCATTTGCTAATTCAATAGCCCAATTTTTAATACTTGCGGGGTCGTTGAAGTCAAGCCCAGGGCTTGGCATATTGCCTCCTCTTCATTTAATTACTTGCTTAAACTGGTTCTATTACTGTTTGGTAAAGTTTTACCATAAAATAATTTGAACCTGTGTCTTTGAGTTCACGAACTTTGGCCTTAGCCTCATCCTCATTGTCGAACTCCCACATCATGACACTGCTGTCAAAGATGCTTACACTTTTCACAATGTATTTCATACTCATAGTTTAACCCTTATTGAAAATTAAACAAGTATTGATTGCTATTCATCTGCTTGTTTAAACAGCCTGTTGTTATGAACTCTCTCATCACTTTCGGCTTTCAATTTCTGTCTTATAGTTGTATGATGTGTTTGAGTGCCACCTCTTTTCTTTGAAGTGGCTCTTCTTCTTTGTGCTCTATTCGCTCTTACCATTTGTATCTCCATTCATTGTTTAAACAATGTCGTACTTCTTGTACAGTCTGTTCAGCTCTATCTCTTTTTGCTTTATCTCTATTTGTAAAGATGCAATCTTTTTATTGTCGTGTATCTTCTCTTGTGTATGTAACAAGGTAGTCAACTGTTCATCATTAGCATCTACAATAGCTTTATTAATAACATCAAGCTGTGCTTGGTATCCATCAATTTGGTCTTGCAGTTCTTTTATTCTTTGTTCTATATCTACCATTCTTCTAACCTCCCAATGTCATAAGGGCTATACCCATACAACTTCCAAAATGTTATATCGAATATTTTCCTGGCATATTTATAACCTATCTTCTCTGTCCTGGTCTGTCTTTTGTCTAGCCTTTCCATTGCATACAAAGAATAGTTATTAAAGTATTTATAGAATTGGGTCAACATTTTGCTCCACCTCCACTGCTTTTACTTCTAGTCCATCTTGTAGCTCTAACACAAAACCTTGGTCTGTATTATTAACAACATCAAAATGTTGTAACACAGTAGGTCTGTCTAGTTCTTTTGTTGTTTGTCTTTGAATAGCTTTGTCTTTACTATCGAACATTATCCATCTAATTTCACCCTGCTCGAATGATTTTAGATTAAAGTCAAAACATATAGACACCACTTTGGCATCTGCTATTTCTTTATAGTCCATATTCATCATCCTCCTCTAAGAGTTTCTTGCGAATAGCTCTTCTGATTTCTAATTGTTGTTCTTCATTTAATTGTTTCTCTGCTCGTGATAATTTAAGTTCTGAATACATAAGCCACAATGACATCACTGTCATCGTGCATAGTACACCGAACATGAACATCAAGAGTAGTCCTTGCCAACTTAACATATATCCTCATCTCTTTTTACTGTAGTTTCATTAGTATCATCTACTAAATCTACCCATGCTACATAACCACCTAAAGAGTTGCTTACTTCTTTAAGCAATTCTTGCGGTGTCTTTAAGCTAGGGTTATTTTTATCTTGTGTATAGGCATGTATAACTAATTGTGCCATTATTCCTCCTTGTTTAAACAATGAGATTGACTGGCTCACTCGAACCAGTCGTTCTCACCATCACCTTCTATTACATCGATACTAAGTATTTCCTCTTTGGTTTGTTTAGCATCATTCTCATTACACCATTGAGACATGAACCTATTGTGTTCGTTCTCTGCATCTTGTCTGCAATCGTACAGCTCATTGTCTGTCATTGGGTAATCGTATTTATAGGTCACTACCTTTGTAACTTGAAAGGTAATTTCCTCATTTTTTGCTTGTGTATCTGCTTGTTCTCCCAAATTTAGCTCCTTTACACTCTTGTGATAACACGAATGTGTCCCACTCTTTTGTTGCTTTGTCCCCATCAACACTTCCGATTTCTTGTGCCTTAGCTATTGCTTTGGTCAAGCTCTCGAATGCACTTGGGTGAATAAGAACTTTCCTGTCCTCATCCTCATCGTATCCATCAATGTGAACTTCTAGCCATACACTGTATTCATTTAGCGTATAACCTGCCCCATCTTTTATCTCAATTAATTTTGGCATGTTGCCTCCTTACTTTTAGTGCCTTGTTTAAACAGTTAGTCAAGCGGGGAAGCAAGGCAATTCTTCCCCGAATGACTTTGTATGTGCTATCTACCGCTCATACTTACCTCCTTCTCTTCGGTCATGTGAAGAGAATTTGGCTTTCCCTGTTGGGGTTAGTTAACTACTTGGTTGTGTGTTACATCTCTAAGTAGTCTGATAAGATTATTAAATTCTTTGCTCTTTAAATAATCTAATACTGGTTGAAGAGTTGTATCTTCTAGATATGTTCTTTGGAATGGAATGTCAATAAGTTTGATTTGTTTGAAAACAAAATTGTCTTCTAACTTACCTTCGTTTGCATCTAACCTACTTCTGTCGATGTAAGTTACTACTGCTCCAAAGTATGGGTTAAGCTCATCTGTCTCATTGTCATAATTCCATGTTATGTTATCTATACCTAACTGTCCTGTACTAGCTTTGCTGATAGTCTGAACATAAATTTCAAGCATCTCCTCGCATCCATAATGGTTGCAATGGTGATTTATTTCCTTGATTTCTAGCTCTGTATCGCTCTCGCTTGTTAGTACTGTATCGCTAAACACCTCGCTAAAGAACCTAACTTGAACCTCTTGTCCATCTCTTAGGTCATTCTGTCTTAGTGCTGATAGATAACCAGTCATTAATTCAAGGTCTTTCTTGAACTGTTCTGCAACTTGCATTGCATCATCTCTTGAATGGTCGCTCACTTTGCCTCCTCGTTTATTGTTAAGTACTTATGTACTCTTGACTGCTTTGCTACTAAAGTATCTACTGTTTGTAAACTCTTTAATAACTCCTTTGCTTTTATTTTGTAATACTGTCCATCACTTGTTTCACACCATACCGAATTATTATTTCGGCCATCGCTAGTCCATACACGAACAATATCTTTACCTTCTACTATTCCTTCTATCATTCTTCCTCCTCTAATACATCACCACTGATATTGATTTGGCTATCATCACCATAGTCAATACCTAAGAATGTAACTAATACTTTCTCATCTTGGCTTTGTCCTTCTACTTCTGTATTAATATCGCTTAACTGATACTCAACTTCCTCTCCTGCTTGATTACCGAATGCTAAATTCTGTAATTCTGTTAGCTGTTCTCTAGTTAGTTTCGTATTACATTCAATACGATATTGTCTTGTGTCTTGTGAATACTCTTCTACTTCGTATTCATAATTTAATGCTTTTTGCATTTTGCCTCCTATATTTCTATTGTGTAGTAATTATCCTTGTGATAACTACTATAAACCTCACTGTTTAAACAATGAGGTCTAACTAGTTACACTAGAATGGTGAACCATCGGGATAATCTTCTTTGAAATTTCTTTCAAAGTTTCTCTCCCATTGGGCGAACTCTAATACTTCCTGCCTCTCTGAACTAGATAGCTCACTCATGCTCACAATTTCGTGGTCGTGTGCATTGTGTCCACTCTTAGCCATGTTGGCGGGTAGGTTATCTGTATAAACGAAATCTGTTCTAAAATGCTCCAACTTGCATGCTCTAGGGTTTGGCCACCTGTACTCGGTAGTTATTCCTATCTTTGCTTGTTGGTTAGTCCATATTTCGATTGCATCTGTTGCACTGTCTGCATTGACTTTAAATACATCTGTATAATTACTAAAGATGCATTTTGCTTGGATGATATAGATATCCATCTTGCCTCCTCTGATTGTGTACTTACCTTGTGTAAGTATCTTTGACAGCTCGCTGTTTAAACAAGCTGTCTAAGATATCTACTGATAATCTTTGCGTAGTCTCTCGGGTAACTCTACAACTGTAGAAGAACCGCAAGCCATGCATCTAAAATTGTCTCCAACTTTTTTATAGACTGCAATGGATACTCTCGCAATAAGTCCCCATCCTTGTGCTAAGGATTTGTCACTAGCACCTGGGCAAGTCTCTGCACCTGTACAACGAACCGCAACTGTAGTTGAACCCTTGCCTGTCATGTCTTCAACCATCTTTGAGTGTGGTAAATAACCTAACTCTTCGATGAAGTCTTTGACTAACAATGTGAACCCTGGGCCCGCAACTGTAGCGGTTGGCTTACCCTCGGCTCCTAAATAATTCTTGATTATTCTTGCGAACCTTGGGCCATGGCCTGTACCACTTGGCAACATTGCATGAACAACTTCATGGGCAACTACCTGGGCGGTCTCGATACATTCAACAAGGTTGCTCGCACCTAAAGTAGGTTTGATAAAGATTTCTCTAAAGTTACCTTGTGAACTGTTCTCGTAGTGACATACTCCGATTGCTGAACCACCCGCACCATTTGGCATAAAGCCGATGGATAGCTTGATATTTTCTCTCGCTACTGCGGGCTGATACTCTTCTTCTACTTTGTTATAGATGAAGTCTGCAACTTCGTTAAGCCATTGCTCACGATTGCCTTCGTAAATTTTACGATGGTCCTCGTGTACTGGATTTTCTGAAAGTAATTCTTTCATTTTTTGCCTCCTATATTTTTTGTGTATATGTCAACATTAGTTGAATAATGTCGGATAGTCAATTCATAACTACCTATCTACTCACTGTTTAAACAATGAGTAGTTAGCTAATCACTTTTAATTAAGATTTAACCACCTTGGGCTTACATTATATTTCTTGTTTTCGTAGTCTCCAGTTAATTCCACTCCTACAGTTTTGGTATTAACTTTTGTTACGATACCTGGATATAATTTGCCACTCTTAAAAGTCACTACAACATTGTCACCAACTTTATATTTAGTAACTTCGGATTTAGTGTTGCGGGCCCATTGCTCTCGCATTGCATCCCATACAACTTTTAAATCTTCGTTGTTGTCTATTCTTCTAATATCATCGATTAAACCAGTTAGGTCATCTCCGATTGTGTTTAAATTAATTTCTTGCATTGTGCCTCCTTAAATAGCGATAATTATTTTATATAATTACCTATGAGGATGCTTGTTTAAACATCCTCTTAGCTAATTAGATATTTTTACAATATTCCATCTCGGTTTCTAAACTTTTTGTATTTCTAAAAAGTGTTAACTCTTTATTGAAACTATGGTAATTGCTATCTTCTAAAGCGATTTGAACAACATCCAAAATATCTTGGCCACTCCATTCGCATACTTTTGAAATTAGTGAACCCATTTTTAATTTGATTGCATCTAATTTTTCTTGTTCGAATTGTGCCTCTTTAATTTTGTTTTCTTTGTTTAGTTGGTTAACAACTTCGCTTAATTTTGCCATTTTCTTACCTCCTCTAAAATTGCACCACGATGATGCAATTTATAAAGGGGGCTAGAAAGATTGTGCGGGCTGTCTGCTGTTGCCCCCCTTGCGTAAAGTTGGCCGAATATCGTTGAACCCTGGGGGATGCTAGCTTGATACTATCGCTCTAGCGTTTTACCTATTGTCTGCGGTTTCCTTAGCTTGGATTTTTCGCTTATGAGGTTGAGATTAAAAGTTTCCTTCGATGGCCCTTCGGCTTAGAGATAAGCGGTTATTTCCTTCCGCATCTAGTTTTCTCTCTAATCATTCTTCGGGCTGTATCCTGGGGCCTTGGCCTCGTTCCAGGGATTTAGTTGAAACACCTTCTGAATGGTCTTCGCTCTTGCTCATTTCCCAGGGCTATTTTCTGAAGGTCCTGGGTCCCCTCTCTTTTGTGTATAAAAATAAATATAGGGGGATTTCTTTATCTTGTCAACAACTATTGAATAACTAGAGAAAAAATATACTTAATATCCCCAGTGTTTATAGGCTTATTTATAGTGGGAAAAAAAACTTAAAAAAAAATAAAAAAAGTTAGTCAATTTCATACACAATTTGGCCAAAGACTTTTGGAAGAGGAAGACAAGAAGAAAGTTAGTTGTAAAACATTCGGGGGGTATTTGTTTAAATTTCTTCTATAGGGTTATTCAGACTGTTTAAACAATTAGTCATAATTGGTAAATATTGCCATACTCTAGATACAAAGAATATTAAAATTTTGTGTAAGAAAACCAATATAAACAAGGTAGAGGTTTAAGGTTGACCCCCTCATTATTATAAGTGTACCCTCTAAGAATATGCTGTTAACTACAAGTAAAAAGACCTCTGTTTCTTTACTAGCTAGTTATTACTGAATAAAGATAATGAAAGGTTCTTACCCTGTGCTACGCCCTCCCAAACCGAATTAACTCCATATCGTAGCAGTTAAACAAATGTAGAATAATAGGCTTTTACCCTAGTTACCATGGTCAGGCAAGTCCACTTAGATTTGGTTCTTATCGTATAGATTGTTCTAAATGCCTGCAATCTATAGTGTTTGTAATATTCAACTATACCATAAAATAAATATAGTAAACTTATTTAGGGTAGTTTTTTTTTGTAAAGCCTCCTTACTTAAAAATCTACCCCATTAAATCTACTATGTGTTATAATTCAAGTAGATTGGAACTATATAAACCTTCAAAGTTTATTCATTAGGTCCTCCTTTCTATTGTGTATGTTAAGTAACAGGCCTCGGGCAACCGAGGTCTTTACTTTATGTTATAGTTTCTATAATGGATATTTACACAACTGACTGCGATGTTTGTTGGCACCCTTACTGGGAAGATGAATTAGTAAATGGAGTTTGCCCTGGATGCCAGGAGTTTGCAGAAGAAGAATAACTTATTATACTTATTGTATAATCATATCGATTTCCTTTCGTTTGATGAGATTTGGTGGAGGTTTTTCACTCGCCTCCACTAAGTCAAAAAAAAAATTTTTTACGCCACCTAAAATCTAATTAATAATAATATATATATACCTGGAAAAGTTCCAGGTAATTGCGTAGGGGTACGCAATTAGAAAAAGAAAGAGCTGAAAATCATAAGACAATTTGTGTGTTGGTTGGTTTAAGTTAATTCATTTTCTTTCATAGAGTGAGTGGGTGCGAGGACCTCTAACTAAGGAAACAACTGCCCGCAAACTCACGAACAGTATTGGACACACTGTACGACAGAACTCCACTTCGGTGGAGTTTTGTGTTATTATTATGACATGCCTTTAGCAAGTGGTAAATCAGATGACATAGTTGCAGCTAACATTAGGAAGTTGCGGTCAGAAGGTTATCCATACAAACAAGCAGTTGCAATAGCAATGCGTAAGGCAGGAAGGAAAAAAATATAATGCCAAAAGGAATTGGATACCCAAAAGGTATGCCTAAGAAAAAAAAGAAAAAAGGTTCTAAGAAAAAAGGATACTAATGGATGCTTTTTTAGTATTGGTATGTTTTATTGGTATTAATGCATTAGCATGGAATTTAATCAAGAAAGATAAAATATAATGGCTACATATCAAGGTAAATCTGTAACTTTAAATAAACCTTCAAGAATACAAAAAGGTGAACCTGGTCATGGTCGTAAAAAATTTAAGGTCTATGTTAAGGATGGCGACAAAGTTAAGAAGGTAATGTTTGGCGACCCTAACATGGAAATTAGAAAAGATAATCCAAAAGCAAGGGCTTCATTTAGGGCTAGACACAAATGCGATACAGCTAGTGATAAAACTACTCCTAGATATTGGTCTTGCAAAATGTGGTAAGGAGATACAATGGGTGGCAGAAATGCAAAGCCTCCTTGGGACAAAAAAAATCCTAAGAAAAATTCTACAAAGCTAACACCTCAACAAAAAGCGAAAGCTAAAAGAAGAGCAAGTGCAGCAGGTAGACCATATCCTAATTGGGTAGATAACTCCTGGGCCACAAAACAATAAAGATATTTTGATAAAAGTAAAATGCCCTAAATGTGGTATTCCTTTAATATACGATATTGAAAGGGGTAAAACGACTTGTTTAAACAAGCAGTGTGGAGGATATAAAAAATGAGCCAATTAAGTGAAGGATTAGACAAATACTGGGATAAACAAATTACTAAAGGTAATGTAGTAGCAAAACCTTTTTCAGGTAACTGTATGTTTTGTTCTAAAGAAATAACAGAACACGATGATGACCATAGTGTGTGTAATGCTTGTTGGAAAAAAATATAATGACTAAAGTTAAACTTTGTTACGCACAATCCTGTCATAATGTTTTAAAACCTCCTGCTCGTAAATTCTGTTCACCAAAATGTTCTAAATCCTATCACAATAAAAAATATGCAGCACAACAAAAAGGTGCAGTGTACGAACCTGAACATGATGGTAAACCTGTTGCCGAACCTAATGTACAAAAGCGTAGAGGTGAAGTGTATGAAAAACTTGTTGCTAAAGATTTAGGACCATTAATTTTAAAAGGTGATTTGAAAAAACAAGATGCAGCAGATTTATTAGGATGTTCAAAAGCTGCTTTGTCTTATGCCTATGCCGCTTGGATAGAAGATATGGAGACAAAAGAGAGAGCAGAGAATTGGACACTTCCTGCTAAAGCAGAGAAGTCATTAGCTGACTTTAAGATTTTTAGAGATAGATATTTTGAGACAGAACAAGGTAAACCTTACGAGACACCTGAATTTCATATTCGTTGGATTAAATCTATCTTAGAAGCTATTGAACATGGAAATCAACAGATGATACTATCTCCACCTCGACATGGCAAGACAGACCTACTAATTCATTTTGCTGTATGGCTCATAATTAAGAACCCTAATGTTAGAATATTGTGGGTAGGTGGTAATGAAGAGATTTCAAAGAATGCAGTTTCTTCAGTAATAGACCAGTTAGAGAACAATGAAAAACTCATCGAAGAATTATGCCCACCTGGAAAAAGTTTTAAACCAACTAGCAGAGCAGGAAAAGCGTGGTCGCAGAATGGCTTTACTGTTGGTACCAGGACTGTTACTGGTATTAAGTCTCCTACCATGGTTGGTATTGGTAGGGGTGGAAAAATTCTTTCCCGAGATTGCGATATTATTATTGCAGATGACTTAGAGGACCACTCCTCTACTATGCAACCTTCATCAAGAGAAAACACTAGAAGTTGGTGGACAACAACTTTATCATCTCGTAAAGAGGAACATACAGCTATGGTTGTTATTGGTTCCAGGCAACATTACGATGATTTATATTCACACCTACTAGACAACGAAAGTTGGCACACCATAGTAGAAGAAGCACATGATACTGGATGTACTTTACCTGATTGGGATGATGAAAAGCATATTGAATGTATGTTATGGCCAGGAAAGAGAACTTACAAATGGTTAATGGATAGAAAATCAGGTGCTGAAACTACTGGTGGTAGAGCAATCTATGAAATGGTTTACCTTAATGTAGCAATGCCTGATGGTATGGCTTTATTTGATAGCGTAGAGATAGAAGCATGTAGAGACCAAAGCAGAGATATCGGACATATTCCTGCAGGAGTTAGACTAATTGCAGGACTAGACCCCGCATCAACTGGCTACCAAGCAGCATTCTTATGGGGTTATGACCAATCATCTAACAAGATGTACATGATTGATATGGAAAACTCTTTAGGTGGTGGTATTCCACAAGCATTATCAATTATGAAAACTTGGTTTACTAAATACAATTTGGCCCACTGGGTTATTGAAGAGAATGGTTTTCAAAGAGCAATTAGACAAGACCAATCAATACGAGATTTTGCAGGAAAGCATGGTATATTTTTAGAAGGAACTCAAACATATAGTAACAAGCATGACCCAATTTATGGAGTTACTGCGATGAGACCATTGTTTGCTGACCAATTAATTTCTTTACCATATCTTGGATTTGAAGCCCAAGAGAAGGTAAACTTATATAAAAGTCAGTTGGTTTATTTTAGTTCTGCACAGAACAAAAGTAGAAGTGTAGGACAAAAATCCGACTTAGTTATGGCAAGTTGGTTTCCTATGAAAACTATTCGTAGGCTACAGAAGGAAAGACTTGCTACAATGGGACTTGAATATGAACCAAGTTTTGGTGGGTATGAAGGTAGTAATATCGATATTGACAGTTGGAGATAATGAAAACAGCAGAAGAAGTTTACAGTAGGGTTTACGAACTAAGACAACAGCATTCAGATGTCGTAGCCGAAAAAGATAAAATTAGAGCCATTATGAATGGTGGTGCCGATGGTATAAAAGCATTGTTAGGTAAATCAATGCGTGATATGGATTATCAACAAATACCTGCACCTAACTTATTGCATTCAGCAATGGAGAGATTTGCACAAAAATTAGGTAGAGCTCCTGACTTAAAAGTAGATATTTTCAATGATAAAGATAGCGAGAGAGCTACAAAGCGTGCTGAAAAATTAGAAAGAATAATACACGCTTATGATGAATTACAAAAAGTAGATTTACAATTACCACAAGTTGGTAGATGGTTGCCTGGATATGGTTTTGTTGTATGGGTACTAAAAGAAAAAAAGGATGCCAATGGTATTCCTTATCCTTATGCAGAAGTCAAAGACCCTTATCTTTGTTATCCAGGACATTTTGGTGAAGGCCAACAACCTAAAGAACTAGCTGTCGTACAAAGAATTCCACATACAACATTAGCTAAAACATATCCAAAATATAAAAATGTGATTATGGATGAAGTAGATAGTGAATATAACACTATGGCTTATATGTCTAGTTATGACAAGACTTGGGCTAACCAAAGTGGTACAGGTAAAGTTGTAGCAGAATACTACGATGAAGAAGGTACTTATATTTTCTTACCTGAAAACAAAGTTATATTAGATTTTATTCCTAACCCTCTTAAATCAGGACCAAGATTTGTCGTTGCAAAGAGATTTGCATTCGACCAAATGCAAGGCCAGTTCCATCATGTGATTGGACTTATGGCTAATATGGCAAAGATAAATGTTCTATCTGTCATTGCAATGGAAGATGCTGTGTTTACAGAAACCAACATCATCGGTGAGATAGAAAGTGGACAATATAAGAAAGGAAGATTATCTGTAAACTATTTAACTCCTGGTAGTCAAGTAGTGAAACCAGTAAACAATCTACCTTATCAGTTGTTTCAACAGATAGATAGACTAGAAAGACATCTAAGATTAGGTTCTGCGTATCCTGTATCTGATGATGGTCAAAGCCCTAATGCATTTGTAACTGGTAGAGGCCTAGAAGAATTAGGTCAATCTGCTTCATTGCATGTAAGAGAATATCAAACAATTCTTAAAGATGCATTAGAACAAATAGATACTAAGAGATTAGAGTGGGATGAAATAATGTATCCTAAAATGCGTAAACCTATTGCAGGTTATCGTAAAGGTACAGCATTCAAAGAGACTTATGTACCTGGTTCTGATATTGCTGAACAATATAAAACAAGAAGAATTTATGGTGTTATGGCAGGGTTCGATGAACCACAAAAGATTATTACTGGATTGCAGTTAAAGCAACAAGGTATTATCGATACACAAACACTACAAGAGAATATGGATGGATTAGATAACATATCTCAAATACAACATAGAATAAATTCTGAAAGAGCAGAGAATGTTTTATTTGAAAGTCTTATGGCACAAGCTGCACAAGGTAATCCTAAAGCAACTATGGCTGCTATTGAAATAAAGAAAAATCCTCAAAACATTAATAAAATTTTAGAAAAGTTCTATACTCCTGAAGGTGATGAAATGACACCTGAAGAAGAGGCCATTGCACAAGGACCACAAGGACCACAAGGACCTCCTCCAGGATTACAACAAGTTTTAGCACAAGTAGCAGCTCAACGAGGAGGTGGACAAGTTGGCTAACGAATTTGACCCAATGGCTGAAACAAACGCAGCTTTTATTGACATGATTAACCAAGAAGATTGGGATTTCAATTACGCAAGAGAAACCGAAATCTTCGATATGGATACAGAAGAAAATTTTTTTCCAATCGTATATGAATATCACATGCCTGGACCAATGCCTGGAGTATTTGTAAAAATAAGTTTGGCAATGAGAGATGAACAACAAAAGCAAGATTTTTTACAATTTATATCTAGTATTACTGGATTTTTAAATGAAGAGGATGATAAGTATGGTTCGTAAATCAGCAGGTGCAAAAATAGCAAAAGAAGCACAAGATTTAAAAATAGACCCTGCAACAGCAGACTTGTATGTACCTAGAAAAAAAGGTGACCCAACAGGGCAAAGTGAATTTATTAATACAGTACTTACACCAGGTTTAAGTGCAGAGACAAGTGGACCTGAAGCTGAAGCAGTGCAACAGAATGTAGCTGCAACTATGGGCAGGCCTATAAAATTAGGAGCACCAACTAGATTTCAAAGTGTAGATGTAGCACAAGGGTTAGCAACATCAGGTGCAAATGTACCTGCAAAACCTAAATTAGATGTAGAAAGCTATTGGATGGGATTAATGGAACAATTTAATGACCCTATAATTGCCGAGTACTTAACTCCTGATGCTTATGCTGCACCAAGAGTAGAACCAATAATTGAGCAAAAAGCTGACACAGAGACTGTATAATGAGGTTCTCGCCTTTTAATTTTTCGGCTTCTCATATATCCGAAGCTATCGCAGCGGAGACATTAAATAAAGTTAATTCTTATAAACAAGGTCAAAGAATTGCACAAACACCTAAAGGCCAAGAGATGGCTAGGAACTTTAGTGAATTAGGTTATACATATCCTAATGTGCCATTCAGAATGAATGCATATCAAGCAATGGCAGGAACTGGTGCAGGAGATAGCAATGCATTTCAAACTGCATTGAAAACACAAGAACTATTAGCAAAACAAAATACTTACAATCTTAAACCTGTTACACAAGTGGGACCTGTTAAAAGAGCATTTCAAGTTGGTATGTTAGCTTTAGACAGTTTATTTCAACCAGTATCAAGAGGTTTTAAATCAGCAGTAGTAGCAGCACAAGCTACAGGTAAATCAGTTCCTGGAACAGTTGCATTGGCAACTCTTGCAGGAGTACCTGAAATTTTTATTGGTGATAAAGGTGAAGGTGGCGGTGCAGTTACACAAGGAATATTAAATGCTGTTCTTGGTGATAAAGCAGGAGATAAATATAGAGAAGCAAGAGATGCTTATGGACCAACAGAACTTACAAGATATATACAAGAAAAAAATAAAGGTAATCCTATAAACTTAGGTACTGGATTTATGCCTAACTCTGTAAATCTAAAAGAGACACAAGAATATTTAAATGCTATTCGTGCAGGTAACAGTCAACAAGTAGCTTATAACAAAGCTAAAGCAGTTTATGGTAGAGATATTACAAATGCATTTGACCAAGCAGAAGATAGATTTAAATATACAACTAGGCGTGGAGAAAAAATAAATATATCTCCTGGAAGAATAATTGCTGCAACAGTAACTAATCCTGGAAGTACAGGATACAGTGTTATATCAGGTGTTATTGATGGTGTCTTTCGTGTAGCTGCTGACCCTATGAACTTAGCTTTAATGTATGGTGCAGGTGTCAAAACAGCTATGAGAGGTTTATTAAATGCAAATCAAAAAGCAGCTAGGTCAACC